AACCATTCTTCAAAGTCTTCCCATACTTGGTCTGGCATATCACCGTATTCGTATTCGATATCACTGATACTCATTTCATCTACATCGTCACTGGAACTTCTGCTATCTACACTATAGAAAAATGTTTCTGCTTCAAAGCCACATTTAACTGGAGCGTCTAAGGCCGCTGTTGCTACATTTTTTCTATTAAAGTTTATCTCGAATAGTTTAGGATCTGCTTCTTTAAGTTTCTTTCTTGATAACTTTTTAATTCTACCTTTTAAACTTTTAACCTTTAGTTTCTTTCCTTTTGCTCTGGCTCTATTTGCTAATTTTCCTTCTTCTACTTCACCATCAATAAAAACTTCTTGGTCAGGTTCTACAAGTTGATACTCACCTTTAGGATCTTGGATTACAACTTTATCTGGTTGTGGCTTATCTCCAATTTTACTTACTACTTTCCCAGCAACTACGCCTTTATCATCTTTGTATTCTGTATCTACTTCTAATTCACTGGCTTTTGTTGTAATTGGATTCGGAGTTTGTTGTGCTTTTGCTGGTCCATCTAATGAAGGAGAAAAGTTTTTTCTTGTTGCTAAGGGTCTTTTAGCATTCTGCTTTGCAATGGAGCCGTGTTTTTGGTCTCCTACCGGAGTGGCATATTCTTTTAAAAGGTGCTCTATTGTTTTAACATCTTTAAACTTCATTATCTACGTCTCTTGTTCATCATACGCAATCTACGACTATTAGGATTAAACTTTTTAGTCCTTTGAGCCCTTCTTATCATTCGTTTCCCAAGTCTTGCTTTAGTTTTCTTTAATGTAAGTCTCTTTTTAAAATCTATAGGAGCACTACATTGGCTCACATTTGAGACTACACGTCCTTTACGTCTGCCACTTGTACATCTGACAGCACGTTTTACGACGTTACCCATTTTACGCCATACCATTCTGCCTTCTGTAACTGTTACATCAGTAAATTCTTCTAATCTCATTTTACCATTTCCTACATGACCAATATCTTGCTTTGGTCTTTGGTCCGGGATTATCGCAATTATGTCTTGCTCTGAAACTTTTTCTTGCTTTAGGATTACTTTTCCTAATACGCATTGTTTTTCCTTTAACACTAGAACCGCCATGTCCAAAGTTTACTTTTTTAACGTTTCCTGTTTTTGGATCTTTAACGTATACTTTAAATTTTTTAACATCACCTTGCATAGGTTTGTTTAATTTAACTTTACGTCCACGATATTCTGCTTCAAACATATCGTTTTCGTCTATACTATATCCAAGATAACCGAATTCCTCGTGAAAGTCTTCTGTATCTTCTAATGTTATTTCTTCTACTATATCTAAATATCTCATAATATCTTCATTAATAATCCTACGACTGTTGTCATCAGTGTAGTAAATGTTAATCCAACAATAGCAATTATCCAACTCTCAAGTTTGTTTAATCTGTCTTTTGTCACTTCTTTAAATTCTTTTAATTCTGCTGTAATGCTTTCAATACGAAGCATGTCTGCGATTATATGTGCTTCTATATTGCCACTTTCGACATATGGCTTTGGCATTGTTTCCGGTTCATTTTTTTTAGGCATCGTTTACTCTATAATAAATCTTGTTTAGTAAATTCCATATTAACTGAATTTTTAGTATCTATTGTACCACCGTTCAGTACTATTCCATGTAACTCATCTGTCAATGTTTGTATAGTATGTACATCTGTTCTTTCAAAAGCAAATTTAAAAATCCAACCTGCTCCAGTTATACTTGGTGCTCCATAGTTTTCTATAACATTTGCACCTACTCCGTTAAGTGCAACTGGCTCATTCATTACTACTGGCTGAGCTCTTAATCCGATTACTTGTACAATACTTTCAAAATCTTTTTGACTGTCGTCGCTGTAATCACCTGTTCTTGTTATTTCTATTGTAGTGAACAATGTGTAAAATTCTATATTACCTGAAAGTGTTTCACTACTTCCCATTGCTCCACTTCTATTTCCTGCAACCATCATGTGTCTCCTGTATTACACTATTTATCAGTATTGCCTTTCCTTTGGTCAAAAAAAATCCCCAACTAGTGAGGACTTTTTTATTAAGTTTGTTTAACTTAGAATGAGACGTCTGCAATAACGTGTCCTGCTAGGTCACCGTTTGCTAGGTTGTCACCACCTTCTAGAATCATTTTAACTGCCGCACCACTTACTGCGCCAACTTTTAATACTGAAAGGTTTAAGTTTTGAACTGAGCTAACTAATGCTGTTAATTGAGTTGCTGAAATATTTCCTGATTGTTGTGTAAAACTCTTAAGGAATACATCTTTACCAATAAACTCACCAGCCGCCGCCGCTCTTCTATCTGGTTGTGCCATTTTATTCTCCTAATATTAGTGTACAATATGCTTGTACGTTACTTTTATTTATCAGAAAAGTCATAAAAAAAGGCAGTATAAACTGCCTTCTTTTGTGTTAAAAACTAATTCTTAACTAAAAACACATACTAAAGTTGCGCCTGTTAAAGATGGTGTTGCTCCTGCACCTTGTAGTGCAATATGACATCCGTCACTTGCTACGTCATCTTCAATCGCTACAACTGTAAAGCCTTCTGCTTGTGCTTCTGCTGTTACGTCTGCAACTGATTTAACTGATACGTCAGTAACTGCCATAATGTGAGTTGTTCCTACTAGTCCGTTTGCCGCTCTAACTGCCGCGTTTGGGTTTGCTTGTGCCATTGTAATTCTCCTAAATGTATTTTAGAGCAAATTGCTCCGTTACATTTATTTATCTAAATTGGATGTTTTTTTGTTGATTAAATTAGAGTTTTTTATCTAAATTCTTTTTACTTGCGGCTAATTTAAAATTACTTGGTTTGTTATATGTTGCTTTACTGCCACCTATCTGTGCCAATTTTTTTCCTAAATCATAACTTGTTGTTGCGGCTCTGGAAACAGTTGATGTATCAACTTTTGGTAAGTCACTTAATCCTAGTCTTTGCTGTATGTCACTACCACCTTTAAAAGCATTTTGGTTACCTATTTGTGCCCCTTGTTTTCTTTTTGCTTTAGGTTCTTCAGCACTAATTTTATCGCTATCTTTCTTTGCTTTCTGTGTCTGTTGCTTCTGTACCTCTCGTTGATACTCGGCATTACCCAAATCAATTGCAGAACCCCAATCTGTTTTACCATCTATTTGATTTCTAGGATCTTGTCCGGCTTTCATAATATGTCTTAAGAGAAGACTATTCCCTGAATATTTCTGAGTTACATCTCCCCATGTAAGTTCTTCTTTTAATATTATGTTTTCAATTTTCATTTTTGTCGTTGCCTTCCACTAGCCCAATAACCTGCTATTGCGCCTATTCCTGTTCCTGCTTTCTTATATTTATCAACATCTTTACCTAATTTTTGTGCAATCTTCTTACCAGCATATCTACCTGCTACTGCACCTGCGGCCGCACCTGCAACTCGCTTTGCTGTACTAGGCTGTTTTTTATACTTATCTGACATTCTATAACTTTTATATCTTGTCATAGTTGATAAAGGACTAATCATTTCACTTCCTCTACCTATTCTTCTAAACTCTTGTATCATCTGAGTAACTACTAATTGTTTAGAACGATATTTTAAATTTTTCCAATCTGTAACAAACCTACGAAATTGTTTATACTTTGCATTACTAATTTTTAATTGCTTTTCTAGTCGCATAAAATATACAACACTATCGTTAGAGTTTTCTCTGCCTTGTCCTAATTTAGTAAAAAAGTTCCAATGATGTCTATCATTAAACTTACAACTTTTAAGGAACCTTTTACTTTCTATAGAACTTTTTAATTTTATATTTCTATTATCAGGATCACTTACTTGATATGCTAATAAGTATAAATCAGTTGCATGGCTTCTAAAAAAATTATACTTCCCATATTGTGCCGTTTGTTTTGCATACGACCTAGCAAATGCTTCTTGCTTTTCGTCTTTTGCCATCATAAAGGTTGCTAATGATGTCAAATAAAGTAAGTCTGCAATTTCCCTTCCGTTATATATTTCAAAGTTTCTAGTAGTTCTATATAGTCTTGCTTCTGATATTTCGTTATCTACTAATTTTAAGTCCATTTTACTTTCGCCTACATAGGCTTTAACTGTTTGAGCACCTTGTTTCTTTAATGCTTGATGTCTATGATTGCCATCAATCATAGTGCCATCTTTATGAACTACAATTAGAGGAGCATTATTCAAATCACTTTTAGCCATATTATCTATCTTATTTTGATCTCCTTCCCAACCATCTGCTGGTGATACAGAGTCTATAGAAATAGTTTTATATTTAAAAACTTTATTTTGTCTTACCCATCCAAGCCAATCTGGATGATGCTTCTCTTCCATAGCCTTTTCTAAGTATGCTATCATTTCATTAGTAGTCATGTCCTTCATTTGCCTGGTACTCCAGTTCCAAAGTTTAGTCTACTAAACTCTAGTCTATCTACTAATTTTAATGCATTACCATTTCTATCTACAGCAACAAACCCTTCTTCGCCTGTTACTTCATAACCTTTTTCTGTTTCTTTAAATGTAGGTAACTGTCTAATAGTTTCTAATTTTTTAATAATATTTACTTTGGAAGTAATAAGTTTTAAATAAAGATCATAAACACTAACAATACTTTTTAAATTTTCTCTTATAAATTTAACACCTTCTACTTTTTTTGCATCTGTTTCTTCTTTTTTAGCATCTGTTTTATACTTCTCAATTTTCTTATCCATAAATCCAATATACTTTTGTATAAACCCTTGTGCAAATTTAGTGGGCTCGTCAAATGCTCCTGCTCTAATATTATTATTTACATGAGCCTTTAATTGTTGTAAGAAATCTTTACCTATTATGTCGTTACCACTTTCTAACCATTTGAAAGTTTCAGGTTTAATAGTTTTTAAATAATTATCGGCTTCACTAATAGAGTTCATTATTAAAGTGCTTTCTTGTTTTGTTAATGTAACAGTACCACTAAAATCTTTTATTAAAGCATCTCTATGCCAAACGTTATTACTGTCACCTAGTACACTACTATCAAAACCAAATTTAGCAGTGGTATCGGCTAATGTAGGCCCTCCTACATACTCTGTATGCCATACTATACCAATTTCTGCACTAGATATTTCTTTTGCTAAATCATTATCTGTAGGTATAGCATACACAATAGTATTAGGTTTAAATACTATACAAACATCATCATCTATTGTTACTGTTTGTAAATCGCTCTTGGAAAACAACATATCGCCTTGTGCTACTGTATTCCAATTTAATCCTTTTAAATATTTTAATGCAAGTTTAAGTTTGTCTTGTAATCCTTCTGCTGGATGATTCTCTTCTATGTCTTTATCTGTAAAATTAATTTTAGGCTTTTGTGCAAATACACCTTTAGTACCTACAAAAAATTTACCTGTTTCAGGATCTTTACCACATATGATTGCTGGTGCTCCGTCCCATTTTGTAGTCATACTAACCGGACTATCTGAATTACCTTCAAGCATTTCATGTAAACTGTAAAGATAAGCAACTGCCTCTTTGGCACCCTCAAATCCTTTATTAAATATATGATCTTCTAAATGCTCTAAGTGAGTGTTTTTATTTTCTGCTTCTAATAAAATACCTGTGATTAAAGGTTTAGAAATATCTAGAAACTTCATGACTATTTGTTCTTTTGATGATAAACAGCATAAAGTCTAGCATGAAATAATTGTCCGGGTGTTAAAGGTTTATTATTAATACTAATATTCTCTCCTTTATTTAATTGTTCTAGATTTTCTGATGTTAAATTATCTATTATAGATTTATATACATTTGGAAATACTGTATGTATTTTTCCTGAGTCAACATCTCTCCAATTCAATTGGCCGTTTGCTCTTTTTTCCCATTTAAATTTTTTATTTGGATATGAGTCGTGTTTAACTTGTGCTCCTGGTTCAATATCAGGATTTTTATTTTTAGAATTATTAAAATTGTTGTCAAGTTCTGTTTGATTATCAGTATCATCAACATTAAAAAGTTCTTCTTGCTCTTTGTCAGAAGTACCGCTTTGGCCTGTTGGTCCATCATCATTACCATTTTTACCCTTTTCAGTATTACTGCTTTGAATCTGTTTAATTAACTCGTCTTCATTCCCAGCAGAACCACTAAAAGGAAACATCTTAGTTATTAATTTTGTTGCAGGACTTCGTGCATACTTCCCTATTAATTCTCCTGTGGCACCACCAATTACACCACCAATATTTCTTGCTTTATCTTTACTTGAAACACCTAGGTTAGCAGGTAAGAAGTCATCCGGAAGATTAAACTTTTTCTGTATATATTTCATGATTTTTGTTGTTGCAGGAGGATCTAATTTAGTTACTCCGTCATTTTTAAATCCTTGAGTACCCATTAAAATTTCATGAGCTTCTGACTGTCTATCTACAGGTCTACCAGTTTTCTTATTAAACCATGTTTTTGTAGAATCCTGAAATATAAATTTTGAACCACCTAATTCTACTTCTTTTTTATCAGCAATAGGTTTAGGATCTATAGCATCTCCTGTATCGGGTCCAGCATCGCCTTTAGCATCTATAGTAGTAATAGCAGTCTGTGTGACTGTTCTCCAGGTACTACCATATATTGTTTTGACAGGCTTACCATCTTTTCCCTTAAGAATATTTCCTTTTAAGTCTGTAGCAACTTCAGGTTTCAAATATTCTTTAACATTATTTTTCTTATTAAGTGTGTACCAGTTTTTCTGAATTCTATCCCATGTATAATCTTTTTGACCTACATCAACCACAAACCCATTAGGAATTTTACTCATTTCAAGTTCCCAATCTAGTCCGCTTATGTCTTCTGAAAGTATTTGTTTAATTAGCATCTTTTTCTCTTTGGGATTCCTTAATTACCTTTGTAATACCCCTGGAGAATTTTTTGCCATCTCGACCTTTAATGCTGTTTACTAGTCTATTTGTTAAATCTTTTGCTGTTGCTGGATCATAATAGCGATCTATTTGCTCTAATAAACTTATAGCACTGGCAATGACGTGTTCACCTCTATTAGAAACAACATGATTTCTATCACGGTCAACTGAAATTTGATTTAGTTCTTCTAATATACTGCGAGTTTTCTTCACATCATCTCCAAAAAATATGTATAATGCTATTTATCATTTATATGTCGTTCTTCTTTAGGAACTCTCGCATGTTCATCGCCTGTGATACAGTATCCTGTGCTGAAGGTTCGTCTGCTTTAATACTGTTGCCCCTTTTAAGTTGCTCAACTAAATTTCCAGTTGTTACAGTCATTGCATCTTCATCGCCTTCTTCTAAATCAACGATTCTTAATGTATCTGGATCAAACTTTAAGTCTACTTTAGTGCCTACACCACTACTAGATCTTGTTTTCATAAACTGTATTTGATATCTACCTTTTTCTCGCATAGCATTACTTGTAAAAATACCCACAACATTATCTGCTGTTTGTATTTTACTAATACCACCTGCTATGTGATGATGATCAAATTCTATTTCTTCCACCGCACCTCTATTCAACTGTGAAGCAGTTACAAATAATAAGTCTCTTTCAACTGCTAAGTTACGCAACTCTTCAGATACATATTTGTCTTTAATAAACAAATCACTGCCACTAACTTTTGCACTAATAGGCATCATCAAATCTAAATAATCTACCAGTAAGCAATCAACTTTCTCACCACATTGTATTTCATATTCTCGTAGGAATACTCTTATATCATTTGCAGTAACACCGTTAGGCATTTGTTTTACTCTTAATCTTCCAGCACCTTTGGATTTCATACGGACTTTTAAGTCTACATCATCCATATTCTTCATAACTTCTTTTGTACCATAGCCAGATACCATACTGTCTAACCTCATACTTATAAGTTGCTCACTGAGCTCCAAACTAATATAAACAGTATTCATTCCTGCTAATGCCCAATTTACTGCAAAGTTTTGTAAAAATAAACTTTTACCTGCACCAGAACCACCAGCAAAGATTGTCATCTCACCTCTGTTCATGCCACCATATAGTTTATGATCTATACCCTTCCAGCCTGTGCTAACTGCACCAGATTGATCTTTTATCCATTGCAGTCTTTCTTTAGGATTTTCAAAGTAGTCTAAACCTAAATCTTTTACTAGTCCCACTTGACTTGCATCTTTAATTTTATTTTCCACAGTACCATAGTCTTGATTTTCTAACAAGTCAGTACTTTCTATAATTGCTTTTTCTAATGCCTTATGTCTACAAAATGTTTCAAACTCTTTTAGGAACCAGTCATGATGATCAGGCGTAACATTTGGAATAATATCTATTTGTACTCCGGATGCCGCACTTACCTGTTCTGGTGTTGGAATACTATTAAAATCTGTTGAATGACTTATAAATAAGTTTA